TCATGACCGGCTCCACACCGTCACCACGTGCCCGGCGGTGGGAGCGCCGGGGCGGGTGTCGTACCAGTGGATGTCCCCACCGGCCGGGTCGAGGAAGTACGCCCACCCGATCAGCGGATGGGAGCGTGCGTCGTCGAGGGTGTAGTGGTTCATCCGCGGCCCGATGGTGTAGGAGAAGCCGTAGCCGGGGATCACCCGCCCCTTGTGCAGGGGTAGGCCGAGGTTGGTTTCGGCGTCACCATCGTCGAGTTCGGGCCACAGGTAGGCCCACCCGTAGGAGCGGCTCGTGAGGGTGGTCAGTGTTGTTTCGATGCCGTCGCGAGCCATGATTCGCCCGAGCCGATCCAGGATCGCCTCGGGTGTTCCGTCGACGTGGACATAGACGCCGATGGCTTTCTCGCCACCGAGCCTGCCCACAATGCAGGGATCACTCATCGTGTTGTCTCCCGTAGATGTACGAAAAGAAGCCGAGGCCCGGCCAGGTGCTAGCTGGCCGGGACCCGGCCCGTGAACCACGTTGTTCACGGAAACCTGCTGCTAAGCAGCAGGAGTCGAAAACCCCGAAACGGGGCGTCGTGGGTGCGGTCCCGGCCCGTGCTAGCAGGGCCGGGACCACCTGTTCACGAGTGCTTCGCGATCAGCGCCCAGGACGGGGCGTGCGCGGTCACCATCCGAGCCAGCAGCTTGGCTGGCACGGGCCGGAATTCTCTGCGGCTGGTCGGGCGAATGCCAGTCGCGACCGCGTCGTTGATCCACCCACCCGGTCGAAGCATCCACACAGCGGTCATCTCACCGATGTCGGGTCGTGGCTTACCGAATTCGCTTTCCGGCCGCGCGACGACAGTGACTCGGGGAAGGTCGTCAACGAGGATCTGGCTGACCTCGAACTCCCACGCAGCCACGATCAACCCCGAGATCAGCGCGCCGAACCCGAGCTCATCATTTGCGACCAGTTCGGTCGCGATGTAACCGAATCCGTTGCAGTCGCAGGACACGACCTGCCCGCAGCCCGCGCACGTCAACTCGATGTGCTTGCGGCTGCCGCGTTGTTCACTCACTGTTCCGTTGTTCCTTTCTCGATCCCCGCGACCACGCGCCACGGGAAGTTTTGTGGCTAGCCACATTTCGTGCTCGCCGTAACTCACTGCTGTGGTGGGGAAGACGGCAGCTCCACCAGCCGCCACGGCTGGGGCGCTTGCCCGCCTGCCGACAGCCACAGATCCAGATCGCGGAACCACCTAGCGACGGCTTCGAGCACCACAGGGGATTTCGAAGCGAGATAGATTTCGTCATCGCGGTTCTCGCTCAAGACCAGCGCGACACTCGCGCGCAGGTCACGCAGGACGTCGTCGGGATTCATCGGCACTGTCGTTTTCCTTTCCGTGACAGATCCCCGGCCGCCGCCAGGCGGCGGCCGGGGAATCTGGGGTTATGAGCCGAGGGCTTTGCGGCCCCCGCCGACGCGGGTGTGCCCGACATCGGCGGCGTTGCCGCTACGGGCACCGGCCGCGAACCCTTCACCGCTGCTGCGGTGAGCGACGGAACGTTTGAACGTTTTGGGCCACTTCTTGGCGAAGGCGGCCTGCGTGCGTTCCTCGTCCTCGCGGATCGCCAACGCCGCAGACTTGCCTGCAGCGCGGATCGCATCGGCCTCTGCCTCGGCTAGGCGCTGATGGACCGTCGCCGCGAAGCCGTTCATGAACGACTGGCGTTCGCGCACCACTGCGGAGTGATCGAACGGGTCATCAGGCACGTACCTGCTTGTCGCCGAGAGCATTTGCGGCATCAGCAAGCTGTAGAGGAACCTGGCCCGGTCGATGTATCGACGGACACCGATGATCCGCTGCACACCCTCGCCGCAGTCGACACCTCGGTTGTGCAGCGCGGTGTTGACCGCGACGAGCAACAGGATGCGTTGCTCCCGGTAGCGCAGCGGGATGTCGAAACGCACGACGATGACCTGGTTGTCGCGCAACGACCTTTCGCTGTGCTGCCCGGAGGCGCGCACCTTCATCTCGTCCAGGCTGTGTTTGGCCAACAGCTCGTAGGCTTTCGCCCGGAAGGTGTTGGCCTCGGCCTCGTTGTCGGTGCCTTCGGCCTTGGCGAAAAGCCCCTGAACGCGGCGCATGACCTGTTCGGTGGTGGTTTCCTTCTCGGATTCCATGGTTTTCCTCTCCCGTGGGTGATTGGATGGGTGAGGCCCGGGTCGAGGCAGGTAACGACTGCCTCGAACCGGGCCTTTCGACCGGCGTCAGCCGGTATTTAGGCGGCTGCGCCTTCGTCGATCACTTCTTCCTCCACCCCCGCGGCGGCGTCCTCCACAAGTGGTTCGCCGTCGCCGGGATCGGTGTCCACCGGCTCCTGCGCGAGCTCCGGCTGCGGGCCGGGGTCCGGGGCAGGATCTGCGGGTGCGGGTGTCGAGCCGCTGGGCAGGCCCTTGGATTCCGGGTCGATCGTGGGCTCCGGGCCCGCCGGAGAATCCGGCTCAGCATTGGAGTCCTCAGCCCGTGTCGGCTTGGCCGACGCTTTCGCGCTGGCCTTACCACCGCTCTGCTTGCCCTTACGGGCAGGCTTGGGCGCAGCTTCCTCATCGATGGGTGCGAGCACCCATTCGGCGATGTTGCGACCGACATAGTCGGTCAGCTGCTCCGCAGTGCGGTTCTGGAATCCGGTGCCGTCCGGGCGGCTGTAGCCGCACAGCTCGGCCACCTGCACCCACCCGATGTCGGTGCGGTGATGCCATGTCGCGGTCACGATCTTGCGGTTCTTCAAAGCCTGACCGTCGCCGTCGACGGGGGTGCCGACGAGGGTGACGGTGGGTCGGCCGTCTACGACCCTTTGCAAGGTCTGTGACTGCCAGCCACACAGGAACAGAGCACCGTTCAAGTTCGCGAAACCCGAATCGTCGTAGAGCAGAGGCGATCCCAGAAACGGGTCGTTCTCCTCCGGGGCGAGACGGGACCCACACGCGCCGCAGAAGGGCTGCTGCGCCTTGGCCTCCGGTTCTGGGCTCGGCTCGGCCTTCTTGGGCACGGCCTTGGGCTTTGCCTTGGTGGGCTCGGCTTGGGGCTTGGCCTTCGACGGTGTCGCCTTGCGCGGTCCGGTGTTGCCGTTGCCGGTGGTGTTGCGAGTGGACATGAATTCTCCCAGTGAACGACTGCTACCAAAGAATTTGGTGGCAGGAACGGATAGACAGAATTGTTCTGTCTTGCTTGGTTCACACTGTGGAGTTCTCAAAGGACATGCGGAGGCCACGCGAGCGGGTAAAACTCGGTGCGACTTCCTCCGCGATTTGGCATAGCTCCGCTGTCACCGGAATTGCCGAAATTCACCCAGAAGACGATATGAGTGAGCCGTACCAATAGGCTGATTGTTGGGGCGACCCTGCCATCAGTCGAATGCAGGTACCCAGTGGTGAATGAAGCCTGTAAAGCACTTCCACTGACCACACTTCCACACTGGTAATTGCTGTGCAAGTTGAGAATTGAAAAGTGCTGGAAAATGGCCCTTATTTGACTCCCTGAGCCCTGAAATGGCCCTAGGGTGCCCTGGGGTACCCCTAGGGGATTCCAGGGTCTGAGAATGGCACATAGGCCATGATTGAGGGTAGGGGAATTGGTGTGTGGGTGCCCCCTAGCCTGCCCACTGTGGCCCATCTCAGGGCTTCACTGAATAACGCATTGCGAGGATTGCACATGGAAACTGGCAGGACTGGCACCAATGCCGGCCGACCACTCACACAGGCCCCAGGGGAGGGGAAACCGTGATCAGCTTGCCCGGGTATCCCACCTCGACCCAGCTGCTGGACGGGATTGCCGAAACCGGGAAGCCGATCATCCTCAACTTTTCCCGCGGCAAGGACTCCGTCGCTCTCTGGTTGGAGCTGGCCGACCGCGATATCGAGGTCATCCCGATTCACAAGTCGATCGTGCCGGGCCTGAAATTCATACGCGCGGACTTGGACCGCTACGAGCAGCACTTCGGGGTCGGGATCATCGATCTCCCGGCGGATGCGTTCTGGCGGATGCTGTCCAACCTGGTGTTTCAGCCACCGGAGCGATGCGCGATCATCGAGGCCGCCGACCTGTGGGTACCCACCCGCGAGGAATGGGACCAGTTGATGCGCGAGGCGTTCGCCGCCCCCGACACCTGGATCACCGACGGCGTGCGCGCCGCCGACTCCGCCACCCGGATGCTGGCCATCAAACGCTGGGGACCGGTCAAACCCCGCACCCGGCGTCAGTCACCGATCTGGGACTGGGAAACCAAAGAGGTCTGGGCGCGCATCCGGCGGGCAGGGCTCGAACTCGGCCCCGACTACCGGATGTTCAAACGATCCCTCGACGGCATCCGCTACGACTACCTCGGCCCCATCCGAACCCATTACCCCGACGACTACCAAACGATCCTGTCCTGGTTTCCGCTCGCCGAGCTGGAAATCTTTCGCGCGGAGGTGATGAATGCCGCTGCCTGACGACGTGCTCGCCATGCTCAAAGCGGGCAAATCGAAAGTGAAAGCGTCCCGCCAAGACATCGCCGAAGCGCTACGCCGCCAACCGCACCCCGACCCGCTCACCGAGGTTCGCGGCAATTCCACCGGCGACCTCGAAGCCGATGTAAAAGCCGAACTCGACGCCCTCGGAAAAGGCTTGTCGGGGGCGAGTAAACAGTGGGCCGAGAAATTCGCGGCAATGAACGATTCGGAATACTGGGTCGCGATCTGCTTCCGTTCCCGTGAGCAGAAAGACGAATTCCTCCGCAAGGCGGAACTACTGGAACTCGGTGACAAATACCTCGACGGAGAAAAGGTCGCCGACATCCTCGGTATCGACCTCGAGGAGAACTAACTCCCCCGAGAGCCCGTGAACCCCGGCAGGACAGACCTGCCGGGGTTTTCCCATGCCCGCACCCGAGCACCCGGAAGGGAGGAAACACTGATGAACCGATTCGCCGCCGCAGGCCGCCGCCTGGGCACCGTGCTACGCAACGCCGGTCAGCGCGCCCGCAGCCGTATCGCCGGATCGCGGGGCGCAGCCTCGACTTCCGGCTCCTGACCCCATCCGCCAAGTGCCAGCGACACCGACATCTCGGTGTCGCTGGCACACCGACCCCCGCGAATCGAGGTGAGGTGTCGTGACTTCCCCGGACTACCCGGTCATCCCGCTGCGCCGCCCCACGCCGGTGTCGGTGTCGGCGTGGAAGGCCGACCCGCCTGAGTGGCTGACCGCCGAGGCTCGCACCATGTGGGAGCGGCTGGCCCCGCACACCGAACTCACCCCGGCCAACCTGTTCGAGTTCGCCGCTTACTGCGAGGCCCTGGCCGAGTTCCAGGAAGCGACAGTGATCCTCGCCGAAACCGGGCTCCTGGTCATCGACGCCGCCTCCGGCGCCCCGATCCCGAACCCGATCTCGGCGGTGCGCGACCGCGCCGACCGCAAGATCGCCTCTTGGGCGACCCGATTCCGCACCTGAATGCGCGCCCTCAGAGACCAACGCTTGGCTCGATCCGGGTCCCGTGTTTATGATCGAAGCCGCCCCAAGAGCAGCTCGCTATCGAGAACCATCGCGACCGCTAATAGCTTGGTGTGCCGAAGGATTCGACAACGGACGTAGCTGGGGGGCGAAGGGCATTGACCGAATCCGGATCCAGCACTGAATCATTCAAGGTCGTACCGCCAGAGCTCATCGCCGCGGCGCAGGCGGTGCGAACCCTACTCGACGGCCTCACAACGGGATTCGCATCGCTGGACACCGACATCGACACCTTGACCGCAACCTGGCACGGCCGCCAGGGCACCCTGTTCTCCCAGGGATACGCTGAGGTGCGAGAAGGTCTGGCTGAGCTACTCGATGCCATGAGAGACACCACAGTTGCACTGAACACCAGCGCCGAGGCGTACCTGGCGCAGCAACGTGTCAACGCCGATGCCATCGAATCCGTCGCCTCCTCACTGGATTTGCCCGATGTCTCATAGCGTCGACCTCGATCTCCTCGATTCGGTCATCGGACGGATGAAAGGGTTCGAAGGGTTCTTCGATGAGCAGATCGCGGCGTTCGACAGCGCCATCGGCAAGCTTCAAGGCGTGTGGGAAGGCGAAGCCGCCACAGCCCAGCAGCAATCGCATCAACGTTTGATGGCCGCCGCCAAGGACATTCGCGACGGGATCGCGGACATGCGCGCAGCCGCCCAAGCCGCGCACGGAAACTACAGCGCCGCGATCGCAGCCAATCTCGAGATGTGGCGGAGCTGAGGCTCGGTGACCCAGCTCAACGTCGACCCAGAACTGTTCTACGAGCTCGCCGGCGCCTACAGCAAGGCCAGCACCACCGCCTCGTCCGCCCTGCGCAAGATGGACAACGAACTCCGCGCCGCGGAGAAGATGACCGGCGGCGACGACGGCGGATTGGAGTGGGGAGCGAAGTACGCCAAGTCGGGAATCGAAGCCGTTGTCACCGCGGGCATGGCGACCGATGTGATGGTGCGGATGGCGGCGTTGGTCCGCCAAAGCGGAGTCAACCACGACCAGTCGGAGAACGCCGAGGAGTACAACAAACCCGGCGGCGCCCTGCCCGAGGCCGACCCAGGCGGGCAGTCCTTCACCCCACGGCCATTGAAAAACCCCGGCGGTGGTACGCGGGAGGAACCCTTCGGCTGGAAACTGGTCATGGGCGAGGTCAAATGGGTCGACGGCAACACCGAACTACTCCAGAAGGTCGCCGACAGCTGGCTGACCGCCGCGAGCGCCTACAGCGCCCTCGACATCGAGATCCGAACGAAAATGAAGCTGTTACGTGGCTCGACAGCACCGGAGATCCCCGAGATCGACCAAACCAACACCACCGTCCTGGACGGAGTAGAGGTGCTCGCCGACGCGATGCGCCAGCAAAGCAGCGCCACCAGCGGCTACGCAGACGTCCTCACCGCAGCCCAACAAGGCATCGAATACGAACTTCAGCTGCAAACCGTCACCCAAGCCATCAACGTCATCAACGCTGCCACGATCGGCCGACCGATCCAACCAGCTATCCGCGAAGCCGCCGAACTTCAAATCGAAACCAGCCAACGCAAGATCCAGGGAATGCTCGACGGACTCGCCGATGCACGCCGCGTCACCGGCTCTGCCCTCGACGCTGTATCCAGCACCGTCGTAACCAGCGTCAACACCAAGTTCAAACCCGTGCTCGACAAGCAGCTCAAACGACCGCCCGAGCCCACCCGAGCAGAACGCACCAAGGAGAACAAACTCAAAGGCGCCAAAGCAGAGGCACGCGCCGGGATCGACCCCACCAAGAAGAAAGAGTCGTTCCCCTCGCCGAGCGGCACCGCCAGAAACCGCACCCCCGACGATCTCGACCACACCAGCAAGCGGCTGACCGAGGTCAAAAACGTCGACAAGCTGGAATACACTGACCAGATCAAGGACTTCCAGTCCTACAGCCAGACCAACGGCTATGAGTTCGTGCTGATCACCGACCACAGAACCAAACTCGCACCCGAGATCGAGGACCTGATCAAACAAGGCAAGATCAAGCACGTGAGAATGGATTTCCAGACTTGACCGCTACCGACGACGCCGCCGCACAACAGCTGCTCAAGGACTACCACTACGCAGGCGGAAACGGCCAAACCATCCCTGACATCTCTCGACAGCCGACCAGCACCCCGCAGATCGTCGCTGTCCTGGCGGGTTGGTTGTCGGAACTGGAGACCCGCTGGCCCGGACCGGAGACCGAAGGTCGCGAGCTAGCCCGCCTGACCTTGGCCAACGCGCTGGGCCGCAAGGAAGCACGCAAATCAGATGCCGTGCCCGCGTTGATCTCTCAATTCGATCTCACGAAACAGACGAGTTCGCGTGCGCGATGGGCCGCAGGCAATGCACTGTGCGACATCCCCGCGGACTCCGCCTATTTCGACCAATTGGCCGCCATCGCGACCAACCGTGAATTCGGTGCAGATCGCCAGATGGTCATCTCCTGGCTCGCGAAATCACGCCACCCCAACGCAGCCGCGCTTGCTCTTTCTCAGCTCGATGACGAAACCGTCCAGGGCCACGTCCTCGACGCACTGGCCAGGCTCCGTGCTCAAGGGGTACGCGAACAGATCGAACCGTTCTTGACCTCGAAGAACAAGTGGCACCGGCGAAGCGCCGAGCGCATCGCACGCTACGACCAGAGCTGAACCAACCACCTACACATCACTGCCAGATGCGACGCTGCGCGGTGAACCCCTCCAACGCCTCGGCCACTACCGAACCCTGCTCGATCCTGTAGGGCTCCAACACACTGATCGCCGGGCCCTCGGCATGCTCGAGGTGCACCTCGACCCCATCAGAATCTGTCTCGGGCAACCGAACATCGGCAACCAACGCCGCCGCCCGGATCTGCGAGCGCATCGAGGAGACCGCCTGGAAGTTCATCTGGTGCGCACGCTGAGCTGAATCAGCTTCCGAGGTGATCACCCGCCTGCCGCCCGAGCGGTCGATGACCACACCGAACGGGACGAACTGACCTCGCTCGGACAGACGTTCCTCAGCCATGTTCAAGGCAACGTCCAACAGGTCATCGATATCGGCCTGGGCAGCCTCCGACGTAGTGTCACGCCACGACATTCAGTTCTCCCCTCCACGAGCGGCTGTCCGAACACTACCTCCCACTGAACGGCCGCCTGCCATGCCGCCCACGTACCGGGGCACACCGCACCTTCTCACGGATCCGACAATTCGGCACTCGACTGCCGCAGCTACCGGCCAGGCCGTACGAGGAGGTGCCGCATGGGCGACGCCTCAGACCAGCCCACGGAGGATCGACGGTCCCGCCGTCGGCCAGGCAAGCTCACCGACACCGACCGTGAACGCATCATCGAGCTGCACGCTGCGGGCAAGGGCCGCAACGAGATCGCCGCCCTGCTCGGTGTCGATCCGGCCACCATCACCTACTGGGCGCGACGGCTGGATATCCGCTTCGACGAGTCCCAGACCGCCGAGGCCACCGCGGCGCGGCTCGAGCAGCTCAAACGCCGCCGCCTGGACTTCGCCGAAATGATCGAATCCCAGATCCCAGCCCTGCACGAGCGGCTGTGGAGCCCGGTCACCACCTATGAACGCGGCCTGGACTCCCTGGTGCCCGTCACGGTGCCGCTGCCGCCGCTGCGGGATGTCCGCGACGGCTACACCGCACTATCCCTGGCGTTGCGTAGTCTCTCCGAGCTGCTGACCAGCCAAAGCAACGAAACCGTCGCCTCGGACCGCAGCATGCTGGGCGACCTGTTCGGCAAGCTCAAGGCCGCGGTCGAGCAGGACCAAGCCGAAGAACTGGCGGCCAACGGCGGCACCACCGTCGACGACTTGGGCTGCGAGCCAGACGATCTCGAGCCGCGGTCGTGAGCGTGCTCGATGAACTGCCGATCTCCCGCAAGCAAGCGATCTCGATCGTGCAGGCCACGGCCCGCTGCAACATCTGGGAAGGCGCAATCAGGAGCGGCAAAACCATCGCCTCGATCCTGTGCTGGCTGATCTTCCTCGCCCATCCACCCACCGGTGGACAGTTCGTCATGGTCGGCCGCACCCGAGAATCCCTGGCGCGCAACGTCATCGAACCCATGCGCGATCCGGCACTGTTCGGGCATCTGGCCGGGCGGGTCTCCTACACCCTCGGCGCACCCACCGCGACCATCCTCGGCCGCCGCGTTTACATGCTCGGAGCCTCCGACGCCAAAGCCGAGATGAGCCTTCGCGGGCTCACCGTGGCCGGGGCCTACGTCGACGAGATCACCGTCATCCGCCCCGACTTCTTCCGCCAACTCCTGGGCCGCATGTCCCTCGACGACGCGCGCCTGTTCGGCTCCACCAACCCCGACAACCCGGTGCACTGGCTCAAACGCGAATTCCTCGACCGCATCGGCAAAACCGACGCCGAGGGTGAGCCGCTGTTGCCGGACTGGCGGACATGGCATTTCGAGCTCGATGACAACCCGGCCCTATCCCAGAAGCGGAAGCTTCAGTACAAGCGCGAGTACTCCGGGCTGTGGTACCGCCGCTTCATTCTGGGGCATTGGGTCGCCGCCGACGGGTCGGTGTTCGATTCCTGGGACGACGATCACGTCATCGACTGGGCCGAGCTGCCGTTGATGCGGGAGTTGATCGCGGTCGGTATCGACTACGGCACGACCAATCCCACACACGCTGTCCTGCTCGGGCTCGGTGTTGATGGCGTGCTGTACGCGGTCGACGAATACCGCTACGAGCCGACCACGATGAGCCAGCGCAAGACCGACGCCGAACTCTCCGCCGACATTCGCGTCTGGCTGGGGCAAGGCCACCTTCCCGATCTGCGCCAGTCCCGGATGCGCGCCGAGTACGTGATCGCCGACCCGTCTGCGGCCTCTTTGCGGGTGCAGCTCGACACCGACGGCGTCGAAACCGCGGCCGCCGACAACGACGTCCTCTACGGACTCCGCGTGCTGGCGATGCTGTTCGCTCGCGGCCTACTCAAGATCTCCACCCGCTGCCCCGCGCTGCTGCTCGAGCTACCCGCCTACTCCTGGTCGACCACCGCCACCGAAGAAGGCGAGGACGCACCGATCAAGGTCAACGACCACGGCATCGACGCCCTGCGCTACGCCGTCATCACCACCGAACGCCTGTGGCGACCGGCCATCGGATTCGACGAGGTGCCCGATGCTGCCTGACACCGACATCGCCTGGCCGCCACCACCGTTCGACCGCGCGCAGAAGGCCATGCAAGTCTGGGACACCTGGTACGCAGGCGACACCGACCGCCTGACCGAGATCTACCAGCGCTACCCGGCCTACCGACCCGCACAGTTCGCAGGCGGACTCGTCGGCCGCATCGCACGCTTCTTCTGGGGCCGCCCCAACCCACAAGCGACCAAACGGCTGCACGTCCCCCTCGCCGCCGACCTCGCCCGCGGCTCGTCGAGCCTGTTGTTTTCCCAGCCACCACGGTTCGTCATCGGCGAGACCGATGCCCGCGGGGACCGCAAGACCGCCCAAGCCCGCCTAGAGCTGCTGCTCGGGGGAGCCGACACCGCCTCGACCCTGCTCGAGGCGGGAGAACTCGCCTCCACCCTCGGCGGGGTATATCTGCGGGCCTGGTGGGACCACAGCATCAGCGACCGCGTGAACATGGGCTCGATGTCGGCTGACTGCGCGGTCCCGTTCTGGCGCTACGACCGCCTCGCCGCCGTCACCTTCTGGCAGAGCGTGGCCGAGGACACCAGCAGCGGCGTCGTGTGGCGACACCTCGAGCACCACGCGCCCGGCCGCATCCACCACGGCCTCTACCGAGGCAGCCGCGACCGCCTCGGCCAACGCCGCAACCTGCTCGAACACCCCGCCACCGCCTGGGCCGCACCACTGATCGACAGCACCGCCGCCATCGCGACCGGCGTCAACACCGTGTCGGCCTGCTACGTCCAGAACGTGCGCCCCAACCGCGCCTGGCGCCACACCCCCGGCCTCGCCCCCCTCGGTCGCTCCGATCTCGAAGGCCAGGAACCATTGCTGGACGCACTCGATGAAACCTGGTCGGCGTGGATGCGCGATATCGACCTCGGCCGCGCCCGCCTGTTCGTCGACAAATCCGTTACCCACAACCGCGGCCCTGGCTCGGGGGCTGTGTTCGACTCCGAACAGGCCATCTACACGACCCTGCCCGGATCGGCATTGGGCAGTCTCAAAGACGGGCAACCGCCGATCCTTCCGCAGCAGTTCACCATCCGCTGGGAAGAACACCAGCAGACCGCCGCCGAGATCACCGAACTCATCCTCCGCGGTGCGGGACTGTCGGCCTCCGCGTTCGGTGACGACCGGGCCGCCGGGATGATCACCGCCACCGGCGTCAACTCCCGCGACAAGCTCTCCGAAACCACCCGCGACCAGAAAATCAACTACTGGAAAGCCGAACTCGCCCCGTTCGCACGAACTCTCGCCGAACTGGATCGCGTGCACTTCGGCTCCCGGATCGAGCTCAAAGCCAATCCCGAAGTGCGCTGGCCGGTCCGCGCACAGCTCCCGCCCCTGGACAACGCCACCCGGCTCGCCGCCCTCAAGACTGCCGACCTGATCTCCCTCGAACAGGCCGTGCGCGAACGCAATCCGAACTGGTCCGGCGACGACGTCAACGACGAAGTCACCCGCATCCACCGCGAAACCGCTGAACGAATCCGCACTCAACAGCTGCAACCCGCACCGCCACAGACCACCCCCTGAGGGAGGAACCCATGCCCGACGAACCCAACCCGCCCGCCGAACCGGCCACACCGGCCGCCGAGCCGACAGAACCGTCCGCGCCGGCCGAACCCGCTCCGATCGCACCCGAACCGGGGGACGGGAGCCAAGACCCGGTCCAGCTCTCGGCGGTCATCGCGGAATTGCGTCGTGACCTCGACAGCGCACGCAGCAACACCGAGGCAGCACTCGATCAGGCCGCCCAACAAGCCCGCGACGCCATGGTGCAGGAAATCGGTCGCGCCCTCGGCCTGGTCGGCGACGAGAACACCGACCCCGAGCAGGTGATCGCCGAACTCACCGAACGCGCCAGTGCCTCGGACCGCAAGCTGCGCGACTACCGCATCAAAGACGCCATCGCCACCGCGGCTGACACCCACCGCGGCGACCACAAACTTCTCGTCCCGTACCTGCGGGGCCTCGGTGCGCTCGATGAACTCGACCCCGACGCCACCGATTTCACCACTCGCGTAGACGGCCTGGTCGCCGAGGCGATCACCACCAACCCCAAGCTCGCTAACACCCCCACCGTCGAGCGGTCCGGTGGGGACTTCACCGCGGGCAACGCGACCCCACCCGCCCCGGCGCCCGACGACGACATCGAGGCCATCCGCCGCAAGGTCCGAGACTCGATCGCCGACTCCCGGACCTAAAACACAAACGGGCTTGATTGGAGACGTGCTGGGGTGATCGGCTGAGGCAGCAGACCCAGCTGTCACCAGTACGTGCTGATCGCGGTTGAAGCAGCGCAGGTCAGTCGTTGCACCGCGAATTGATCGGGCTGCTCGATGATTTGGTCGATTCTGCTGCGACCATCACATCCCGTGTGGGTAGCCGCACCGTGGTTTCCTCATCAACATCGAACAGGATGACGATGCCTCCCGCCTGACCGAGATACATCAGGCAATGCGATAGGGTCTCGTCCAGCGCAGGGTTCGGCGCACCCATCCAGGCAACGGAAGCCGGGAGAGTGGGCGGAAAAAGCCCGCCCGAAACACCGTGTCCTGCCGCCACTTCTCGCGCAGCCCTACTGGCGCTATAGGGCAACATGCCCAGGTGGGCAATCACGAGCAAAGCCACCGTCCAACCTGCCAAGTAAACTGCGATGCGCGATTTGTCTCTTTTGTCCTGCTGATGCGATTCTGGCTCGGGTGGTTCCACTGCCAGAAAGAACTTTCTGTTCAAACGTGCAAGGACCACCCACAGCACAATGAAGCCGAGGGTTACGACAGTTACCAGGTTGGCCCAAGAGGATCCGAACGACCCCTGGCGGTCGTTGACAACCGCCACGGCGGGGAAGAACGCCACCACCGACCCGACGACCGCAGCGCGATGAAGAAACCACAAGGCGACCTTGCGATTACCCCCAGCCGAATACAGCGATTGCATGGTGCCACGAAGTTCGAGCCACATGCCGGCGACAAGCACGCGCCCGTACACGTACATCAATACGGCCATCGCCACCGAAATCAAACCCAATATCAGCACTGAGCGTTCAACAGCAATAGCGGTTGCACCGACCCCGACCTCTTCCGGCGTGACACCCAGCCGGAAATAGAACATCGAGATCGCCAACCGATGGAACGCGAACACGATCCCCACAGCCCCAGCCACCAGCACCGGCCACGTGATTCTGTCCTCTGGCAGCAGACGCCGCAGGCCAAGATTTTTGGCCTGCTGGGGCTCGCCTTCCGCTGAGCGATCCACCTGTCACATCCCTCCACGCTCGCAAGAGAAACGATGTATCGCGAGATGCATTGCCGATCAGCGCGATGCATTCGCCGACCTACTTCTAAGTTTCTGCATGATCGGCCACAAAAGGCACACCGACATGGTCGAGTGCTGTCGCCGGGTGCCAGCACGCGTGATCACCACGGCCCGCAGCCGCCCCGGTTCATCGTACGGGCGGTAGACGCTGACCTGGCGGAACGCCCACCGTGGGCAGGCCGTCGCGCGCGTAGAACACCGATAGGTACGCGTCGAAGGCCACCTGGCCTAACACGGTGGCGCCGCACCCGGTCGGTTCCGAGGAGGCCGTCGCTGATCTCCACTCCGTAGATATCGAATCAGAACTCGAATTCACAGGAGACCGCTGTGTCCAACACATTCCTCACTCCCGACATCCTCGCGCGCCGCAGTCTGGCCAACCTCTATGAGCTCACGGTCATGCTGCCGTTGGTCTACCGCGACGTCTCCAGCGACTTCGGCCCACAGAAAGTCGGCAACACCGTCAACGTCAAACGCCCCCCGCGGTTCGAAGCAACCACCTTCGACCGTGAGCGCGGCATCGTCATCCAGGACACCACCGAATCCAAGATCCCCGTCGTCCTCGACACCATCGCCGACGTCTCGGTCGAAGTCACCACCGAAGAACTCACCCTCGACATCGAGAACTTCGACGAACAGATCCTGCGCCCGGCCATGGAAGCCATCTCCCAAAAGGTCGACCGCGACATCCTCTCGCTGCGCCGAGAGGTCACCCAGCACTGCGGCGCCGAACCCATGGACACCGGCAGCGGGCTGGCATGGGAGAACCCGGAGAACCTGATCGAAGCCGGACGGCTGCTCGACATCAACAGCGTCCCGGCACCCGGCCGCCGCGCCGTGGTCGGCCCGACCACCAAGGCCCGCTGGCTGGGCAAGCCGCTGCTGCTGCACGCCGACAAGAGCAACTCCACCGCCGCGCTGCGCCAGGGCTCCATCGGGCAGCAGATCGTCGGGTTCGACGCCTTCTGGACCCAGAACGTCGGCCAACCCGCCCCAAACCCGGCACTCGGCGATCCCACCACCGAAGTCGGTGTGGCCTTCCACTCCACCGCATTTGCGTTTGCCTCCGCGCCGATGGAGCTGCCGCCCGGTGCCGAGGTTTTCACCGTCCAGTACAAGGGTCTGTCGATGCGGGTGGCCATGGACTACGACATCCGGCACAAGACCACCGTCATCTCCGTCGACACCCTCTACGGCGTCAAGTGCCTCGACCCTGACCGCGCCGTCCTGCTCAAGGGACCCCACGCGAGTGCCCCGGCACCGGCAGCCGAGCCCGCTACACCCCCTGAAGGCGGCACCACCCCTGACGACAGCACCCCTGCCGGCACCGCTTCCGCGACCGGTAAGCGCACCGCCGGCAAGGACGCCCCGAAAGCCCAGGCGGCTGCGTGATGCTCGTCTACGCCACCCCGAGCGATCTCACCGGACGCTTGGACCCCGTCCCCGCCGACGCCGCCGCACTGATCGCCTCGGCGTCGACGCGTGTGCGCGACATCACCAGCAACGACCTCTACGACATCACCCCGTCCGGATTGCCGTCAGACCCTGACCTTCGCCAGGCCCTGCGCGAAGCCACGTGCCTTCAGGTCGTGGCGTGGGTGGAGGCCAGGATCAAACCCTCCACGAGCGCGTTGCGGGTGCAGGTCGCCAGTCAGTCCGTCGACGGCGGGTCGGTGGCCTACCGCCTGCCCGATCCCGAGGCGATCCGTCGCGCTTCCGAGAACCTGTGCCACGAAGTGGTTCTCGTGCTCCGCAACGCGGGTTTGGCCAGCGGACGGCCCCTCATCTGCTGATGGACGAAGCACCCGAATATCCGTTCGGGGTGATGGTCGAGGTCTACCGCGAAGGCGAGCCCGACGCCTACGGCGACCTGCGCGACCCCGACGGCCAGCTCCTGGACCGCTACGCCCGCCCCAGCCACACCATCGGGCCCTGCCCGATCTCCTGGACCACCAGCGAGGAATACCTAAACGGCGAAATGATCACCATCGCCGCCCAACTCACCGCGCCGCTCGGGTCCGATATCCGCGCGACCGACCGCGTGAAGGTCGACGGCCAACCCTTCCGCATCGTCGGAGCGATCCTCACGCCGCGTAACCCGCTCACCGGCTGGTCACCCGGCCACCGATTCCGCATCGCCCGCGGATTCTGAACCCCCGGAAGGAGAATCGGTGTGGACTACGACCCCGACGGCAACACCCTGGATCTCGCCGTCGGCACCGGCGAGGACACCCGCCAAACCCTTCAGACGCTCGTGGACCTCGGCGCGGACTACTGGCGCACCCACTCCCACCGGCGCACCGGCCACAACGCCAGCTCCGTCACCGGCTACGTCGACCCCGGCGGCGGCCACCAATACGGCGTCGTCTACGCCTACAGCCACTACGCCCGCTACCGCGAGGAAGGCACCCGCCACAACCCGGCCGAGCACGTCATGGCCGACTTCCTCCACAGCATCGACGGACTGCTGTGATGCCTACCTACCCGAACGTGCACGAAGTGCTCATCACCCTGCTCACCCCGATCGTCCCGACCGTCAAGAGCAGACGACCCGGACAACGACTGCCCTACACCGTTGTCCGCCGCATCGGCGGTGCTGAGGACGGCATCACCGATCGCCCGATCGTGCGCGTGGACACCTACGCCGACACCGACGAGCAGGCCGAACGGATCAAGGAAGCGTGCCGCCAGCGGATCACCGAATCCGGCGGCACCCTCGCCGGTGACGTTCTCATCGACACCGCCCGCGAGATCACCGGCGGCCAGGATGGCCCGTCACTTGATCCGACCGACCGACGATTGACGGCGGTGTATCAACTGACGTTCCGTGCAATGTAGTTAATGCCCTGTCTGTCTACCGGTCGATCTCCAGACTTCACTGAGCGCTCACCAGATATCTATCGATCATTCCGTGGCCGATATTCACCGCGACCAGCACCGCCGCCCCGAATGCGATCCCGTATACAACGAAAGGATAGAATGTGTGACGTACCGAATACCGCAACATTAATGCGATTGCGGCGTACGCGCAGATGAATGAAATAATCAACGCTACCGTCACATGTGGCCACTCGGGTATGTAGCTCTTGGCGGATTTGTCGAGAGATAGCATTGCCAACCAGAATTTGGACTGCCAGTATGCTTCAGTACATGTTGCGACCAATAGTGAGTATCGGAGTGCGGCCTGTCTCGTGAATCCGAGAAATAGAGCTGCGGCAAGTGTGAGCGCAAACGATGCTCCCGTTGTGAGCGCAATGGGTTGCACGGCGACGAATATGCCAACATCTCGGAAATTTATTTCGCTGAGGTCGCGCGCTTTTCGTCCGCTTGCTTCACTGATGCCGAGGATCACCGCTATGCCGATCATCAATATCGCGGTCGATTGTCGATCGATATCCAGAGCATCGATCTGATGCCCTAACGCGAGCAGTGCTGCGGCCGATGCCGCCGTCCCGAGCGCGAGCGAAAGACCTATGCGGTATTCGAAGCCTCGTTTTGTTCGATCTGCTACACCGGCTATCAGGCGCCCCGATGCGCGCCAGATATCGTCACCAAAGTAGAAAATCAATGCCCCGGTGGCACTCAGATGCACTACAAATGCGAACAGTCCGGGGCTATATGCGGAGAAGAAAAATAGCGTAGTCGATATCTGGGCTGCCGGCGAAATTGGCGTCGGCGTAAGTCCGCCGTCGATAACCGCCAATGAAATGGTTCTTCCCCAGGAATTATGCCATCTGGCCTCTAGCTGAAGGCTGAGAATCACTGTAGCGAAAAAGAGGCCGAGAGCAACAGGGAAAATGATGCGTCCTGGGTGTTGTCGTATCGCTCTAGCCGATATTCTTCCCAGATCAGATATTGGTCGGCGTGGCCTACCCGTCTGTAAACCGTGTGAAAGGACACTCTGTCGGGCAGGTGATTCCAGTGTTTTCGATGCTGACGGTGTCGGGTGGTGATGAGTGCTGGTGACCGGCGCCGCGCGGGGAACCTTTACCGAGTAATGAGCATTGCGGCTTATCGCAAGAGAGTCGACGGTATGGGTGTTCTGCTGCCCGGGCGTGGGGAGATTGTTTTCTATTGTGGCTCGCAGCAACTCCCGATAGATCATGCCGAACGTCAGAAATTCAGGCGCCCCTGGCACGCCAGACCGTAGGAGGCGGACAAGCTCGCCGGTGAACGCGGTAAAGTGTGCACCCTGAAAAGCTTTTGCGATTCCATTGTCTCGGGCTGCTGTCAAAACGTACGTGCCCCGGATGCCGATCTGCCCGCCGACGAAGTCGTTGGACATGGCGTCGATAACCTGCCCGCTGAAACAGCAGTCCAGGAGCACTACTCGGTTCAGGGCGATGCTGTCGAGCAAGATCTCTCGTATGTGAGAATATGCGAAGCCGCTGACGCTCAGTTCGTCAGGATCGGTAGTCGTTAGCGCCAAATACAGCTCGTCACGGAACCCTCCGATGCAACCGTGTCCCGCGAAGTACACGATCAGTGTATCTGTCGCCATCTTCGCGTACGAACGGACGGCCCTGTATACGACGCCGATATCGGTGGGATCCAGCACTACTTGGATATGATCAGGTAGCAACCCGCCGAAGTGGGGATCGGAGAGAATAGACGCCAACTCGCTGAGGTTGTTCCGGACAGCGGGCAACTCAGTCAGTGTGGGAGGTTGGCCGCTGTATCGATATGTGCTAGTGCCGATTAAGATTGCGTACGAACCCTCAGGGGAAGGCAAGCGCACATCAGGGTATTCACCGGTCATTTTCAGTGCCGGCCTCATCGGGCGCAGATGGTGTATCGGGAGATTCCAGAACCTCCCGTAGCAGTGATTCCGGATCGGCGACGCGTTTCGCGGACAGCGAGACCTTCCTGCCGTCGGGCCCAGTTACCGTCACAGTGAGATCCGCCGTTCGCCCGATGGTCCGTTGTGACAACCATGGCGGTATGGACCGGGCAAGAGCAGTGGCGATGGGAGCGGTCGCTGCCAACGCCACTGCTAGCTCGGCCAACGCTCCCATCGCCTCCGTCGGCACCGGGCCCGTGACTGTTCGGACCTTCCCCCGGAGTTCGGGCTCACGCCGCAACCATGTACGCAACGACTCCAGATCCGCATCCTGCCCCTCGACAATTATCCTCGCCTCTGAAGCCGATTCCGAATGCACGAAACCCCTCCTCCACCGAGACCCTGCGTACAGGGCCACAGTTGACAATGCTGGCGTCGATAGTATCCGCCGCGTTCCCTATCGGTGGCCGAATCTGCCGTGAGCTGAGGACATCCCGGCTTCTTGCTTGGCCGAGCCCGCTACGCGGACAGGTGAGCGCCGACCAAGCCCACTGACCGGCAAGTGAAAGTCATCAGGTACCCGAGGGGGCGCCGGCCCTGAAACCATCGCCAACCAGCGAATTTTAGGAGGTATCTATGGCAGTAGCTACGTTCGAGCAGATCGTTGACGCGAACAAGGACCTGCTGCTCAAACCACTCAAAGGCGCGGTGCTGCTCGCGCCGATGTCGGTGCCGGTGCCGATCGCGTTCACTGCAGGCGCGGACGCCAAATTTCAGTCCTTGCAGGGCTTCTCGTCGCTCGGATTGATCGATAAGTCCGGTGGCCCGCAGTTCCGGCCCGAACAGCAGCTCTCGGAGACCGAGAGCTGGGGGTGGCTGGAACCGACCCGCTCCGACATCGTCAAACGCGACATGAGCGCCACCCTCACCGCCCAGGAGTTCAAACGACCAGTCCTCGAGCTGGTTTCGGGGCGCAGCCTGGCCGACGTGCAGGCCGACCCGGTGACCAAGGAACTGTCGTGGAACGAACCCACCTCACCCGACACCATCCACTACCGGATCATCTTCTTGTTCGTCGACGGTGTCGGCGCGCGGGAGAAGTGGGTGTTGCGGGTGATGCCGCGCGCCAGTGTGACCGAGGTCGGCCAGCAGCAGTGGAACGCCGAGAACATCGCCTCCTGGCCGATCACGGTCAAGGCCACCGTCGACGACAAGCTCGGCTACTCGCTGCGCAACGTCCTGTGCGGGCCCGGCATCGGAGACCTGGTGATCCCGATGGGCTTCACCATCGGCACAGGAAAGGCGACCTGACATGGCAACCTCACGACGCCGCAAAGCCCGCCGCAAGAACACCGACGTCAGCGCGCCCGAGAAGTCGACGTGGTTGCAGATGCGCGACGAAGCCCGCGCGACCCGGAAACAGAAACGCAAGCCGCCCTACATGTTCGACGGCACGACCCCGGCCACACCGATCCACGAACCCGACACCGTGTGGCAAGTGCTGACGTTGGCCGCGCTGCTGGATGGGCAGGACATGCCCGTGGGCCGGATCCGGGAGTTGTTCGAAGCCCTGTGCGGGGACGGGTTCGACGCGGTGTGGGCGGTGGTGCGCGAGGAGCCCGCCGAGGTGCTGTGGCCACTGTTCGACGCCATCAACCGCCACTTCAACGCCCTGCCCGATCCCAAGCAGGCAGGTGAGTTACCGGGGGGCTGACGGGCCTCGTGCTCCTCATCGACGAGCGCGGTGAGGAGATCGAGGCCGACCTGTTCACCCGCGGCTGGGACCTGCTCGACTACATGCGCGGCGAGCGCCCGTGGTCGCAGTTGCTCCGCCTGTTGCGGCGATTGCCGATGTGGTCGCACTACCAGGCCGCGCTGCTGATGGACCCCGAACTCGGCGAACTACGCGCCCGACAGGACGACAGCGAAGCCGTTGAGCCGCAGCCTCTTTCACCGCTGCACTATGACCTTCCCGCGCTGCTGGCGTTGCGGCACATCGACGTCACCAAGGAACTCATTCGCGTGGTCGCCTCGGTGTTCGCCGAGCGCCCGGCCGCGCCGTTGCCGCCGGAGCCACGACCGATGACCGCTGAAGCCCAAGCGCGTGCCCGCGCTGACCGCGACCAGGTCCTCGACGTCCTCGCACGCCTGGGGGTGCAGACCTAGACAGGCGGGTGAGCCGGTGGCGCAAGCGTATTCCGCGGGCTCTGCTCGGCTCACTGTCTTCCCTGAGCTGGCCCGCAACTTCGTCAACCAGATCCGCATCCAGCTCCAGCGCGTACAAATCACTTACGGGTTGAGGGTCGTTCCCGATCTCAGCGAGTTCAGCGAGCTGCTGCGCACGCGTTTGTCGTGGCGACGGGAACCGAGCATCGGTGTGCGGGTGATCCCGGACATGACCGGCTTCGCCACACGCCTGCACACCGCGCTCGCTCCGTTTCGGAACCTGTCGATCAACATCCGCATCACCTTCGACCACGCCCAGCTGATGCTGCTACTGGCCCTGCTGGCCCAACTCCGAAACCAGCTCGGCCCCACAGGATCCGGTCTCGGCCAATTCAACCTCGCCATGAGTTTGGCGTCGGCGGCGGTCACCGCGCTCAAAGTCGCGGTGCTGGCGTTGATCGTCGGATCGCTGTTCCCGCTCGTCGCTGTCGCCGCCCAAGCCGCAGGCACCCTCGCCTTGCTGCCCGCGGCCGCAGCGGCCGCGGCCTCCGGGATCGCGGCGATCGCCGTCGGTGTCTCCGGGGTCAGCGCGGCGTTCACCGCGGCACGGCAGATGTCGGAATCCGCGGGCCGCGACGCCGCCAGCCAAGCCCGCGCGGTCGCCGCAGCTCAGCGTGGCGAGCAGCAGGCCACCCGCGGTGTCGAGCGCGCCCGCACCGATCTCAACACCGCCTACGCCGACGCGGCCCGCCGGCTGCGTGACCTCGAGCTGCAAGCCCGTGGTGCGGCGTTGAACGAAGGCGATGCGCTGCTGTCGATCGCCGAGGCTCGCCGCGACCTCGCACAGCTGCAATCCACCGATCCGCTCGAGTACGTGCGCGCTAACCAGCGCATCGCCGCCGCCGAACAAGCGCTGCTCGAGGCCCGCGCCCGCCGCGCCGACATCGACGAACAAGCCGCCGACGCCCAAGCCAAAGGGATCGAGGACAGCGACGAGGTCGTCGCCGCCCGCGAACGCCTCGCCGACGCCGAACAAGGGCTCGCCGACGCGCGAGCCGCCGTAGCCGCGGCCGCCACCCAAGCCTCCCCAGCGGTCGAAGCATTCAACCGGGCGATGTCGCGACTGTCGCCGTCGGCGCAGGAGTTCGTCACCACCATCCGCGGGCTCGGCGGGCAGTGGACCAGCTTCCGGATGGCGGTCCAAGAACCATTGTTCACCGGCCTCGCCGACTCCGTCGTCGGCCTGGCCGATGCCCAGCTCGGCCGCGTCCGCGAGGGCCTGGCGGGCATCGCCGCAGTGATCAACGCCGGGGTGCGCGACATCCTGGCCGATCTGGCGTCCCCAGCGACTGGGGCCACGTTGGAGAAGATCTTCACCAACGCCCAGGCCGCGATCGGCCCGCTGCTCGCCGGTGTCAACGACCTCCTCCAAGGCTTGTTGTCGCTGGCTGGTGTCGGCTCGGAGTTCCTGCCCGGCGCCGCCCGCGGCTTCGCCGAATCCATGGCCGACTTCCGGGCCTGGGCCGAAAGCGCAGATGGGCAGAACCGGTTCCGCGACTTCCTGCGCGAGTCCATCGACGCACTCGGCCGGGTGTGGGACCTGGTCACCTCCATCGGTTCCGCGCTCGGGGGTCTGCTCGACACCGCCGAACCGTCGGGCGAGTCGATGATCGATTCGATGGTCGCCAACCTGGACCGGTTCTCGGCCTGGCTGAACTCACCCGAAGGCCGCCAAACGATGCGGTCGTTCTGGGAAGACATCCGCACCACCGTCACCAACCTCGCCAACCTGGCGGTGGGGATTGGGCGCGCCGCCGAAAAGCTGTATGAGTTTCTGGACTGGCTGCGAGATGTGACCAGCCTGAACATCTTTCAGGGCGCGCTGTTCACGTTGATCGACACGATCGGCCTGGTGGTCGAGGCGTTCGGGTGGATCCGGGAATGGTTGGCCGATCGGCTCCCTGACGCTTTGCTCGGCGGAGTGCTGGATCTGAGCAATTTCGGGGACTCGCTGGATGCGCTGCGGGAACGGGTGTCGGGCATTGTCTCCGGCATCGGCGACGCCTGGGACGGGCTGCGTGACCGGATGGCCGCACCGATCAACTGGGTGATCGAGCACGTCGTCAACGGCGGCTTCCGCGGCGCGTGGAACGCCATCCGCATCGTCCTACCGGTCCTGCCCGAATGGGCCGGTGACGTGCCGCTGATCCCGGTCGCCCGCCGCGCCACCGGCGGCCCCGCCGTCGAAGGCCAGATCACCGGCCCCGGCTCGCGAATCTCGGATTCGGTGCCCGCGCTGCTGTCGCGGGATGAGCATGTCTGGACTGGCGCCGAAGTCGACGCCGTCGGCGGACACACCGAAATGCTGCACCTGCGCCGCGCCGCCCTCGCCGGGCACCTTCCCCGATTCCGCGATGGTGGCGGGCTGTTCGGGTCGGTCACCGACTGGGCGGCCGACCGCTTCGACCGCGTCACCAGCAGCCTGCGCGACCGCATCGCCGAGCTGTTCCTCACCCCAGTGCAAGCGCTGGCCGACGCGATCCCGGACTTCGGCGGCGGTATCGGGCAAGTCCCCGCCGCGCTGCTGCGCCAAGTCAGCGAGTCCGCCGCTCAGCTGATTGGCGGGCACGCCGCGTCGGCGGGTGGCTCGACTACTCCGGGGCTGCCGCCAGGGGAGGCGGTGCAGCGGTGGCGGACGCTGGCGCTCGAAGCGCTCAAACGAGAGGGCTTCGACCCGGCCCAGGTCGACATCATGCTCTCCCAGATTCAATCCGAGTCCGGCGGTAATCCTGGCATCGCCCAGCAGATCGTCGACATCAACGGCACCGGCGAGGCGGCGGGTGTCGGGTTGTTGCAGATCATTCCGGGAACCTTTGCCGCCTACCGCGATCCGAGCCTGCCTAACGACCGGCGTGACCCTTTCGCCAACATGGTCGCCGCACTCAGGTATTACAAAGCCCGCTACGGCATGGACCTGTCCGAGCAGTGGGGGCACGGGCACGGCTACGACAACGGGGGAGTGTGGGAGCCGGGCACGCTCGGCTGGAACACCTCCGGCGAGCCCGAAGCGGTCCTCACCAACGAGGAATGGCGCTGGTTCCGGGAACTGATCGACTCCCTCGCTCTACCGGTCCCCGGCCAAACCCAGGGCGGACTCTCCGACCCGGCCCGCACCGGGCTGGGTCTGGACACCTGGGAAACCCTGAGCGCCAACGCTGTCGACCGGTTCACCACTGCGGGCGAAGAGTTCCTGGGTGGTCAGCTCGATGACGCGCTGTCGGTCGTCGGCGCCCCGGACCTGCTCACTTCCGACCGCGCGCGAGCACTCGACGACTACCGGCGCTCCTACGAAGTGTTCGAAGCCACCCGCGCCGCTCGCGCGGCCGGGGCCGCCGACTACCAGTCGCTGATGAGCCAGGTCGCTCCGCCACCCGCGCCGACACCCACTCCCACGGCGGGACCGGTGTCGAACGTCGACAACTCCACCCACATCACCGTGCAGACCCGTGACATCGACGAGGGCTACCGCCGTGCACAGCAGATCGCTGATCTGCGGGCTCTGCAATACACCGCCAGGAGGCGATAACGCTGCTGGTACACCCAGATTCCGTTGCTGTCGAAGTGTTCGGCGTCGATGACTCGCACTGGATCATCAACGGCCCCGACGCCGATCGGGACGTGATCACGTTGGCGACGAGCCCGAAGGGGATCGGAGACGCCCCGGTCACGACCAGCTACAAGTCCTCGGTCTACCAGCGCGGCGCGACCTACCAGGGCAAACGGTATCTCAAGCGGGACATCACCTTCGCGGTCAACATCCACGGCGCCGACCCCGAGGAATGGGAGCAGCGGGACTCGGCGTGGCGCAACGCCTGGGACTACGAACTCGACGCCTGGGACCCCGACGCCACGTTGACGAAATTGCAGATCAGCACCGAACGCTCCACCCGCTGGCTGTGGCTCGCACTCGACAAAAGCATCGAGTTCGAGTCCGAACGCGACCCCCACCTACTGCGCAAATCGGTTGTGCCAATGGCGGTCACGGCCGCGCAGCCGATGTGGGAAGAACCCATGAAGGTCACCTCCTGGGAAACCGGGGCGGGATCGAGTGAGGGGTTCATCGAGGTCTCCAACCCCACCGACCTCGAAATGGCTCAGAAGTGGCTGCTCACCCGCGGGAAGTGGCGTGTCCCCGATGTGTCGTGGATCGGGAAGAAGTATCGGCGAACCCCTGGAGGCCGGTACGGCACCCGCATGATCGAGATGCCGATGCTCGGCGACCGGGAAGGCGGTGCCCGCATCGACCTCGACCCCGCCCGCCTCTACGTCCGGGACCTCAACGGCACCAACCTCATCGGTCGACTCGGCGGGCTGCATTTCATGCACCGCATCCCGCCCCGAACCCCGCCGACCCTGTTGCCGATCAGCGTCACCGACGCCCCTGCCGGTGGTGCCCGCGCCGAACTGCGGCAACCACGGTTGTGGAGCCGCGCCTGGGGGCTGCGATGAGCGTCAACCTGGACAGCTTGTCGCTGGCCGAGCAGAGCGAGGCCATATGGCAAGCCACTCTCGCCGCCGATCAAGCCGACGACCTCGACCGCCGCGCTGAACCACTCGTCCGTTTGTGGGACGGACACTGGCGACTCGCCGGGCTCGTCTGCTCGGAATACCGCGCCGAGTTCACCTGGATCGACAACGACACCGGCACCGCCCTGGTCGAAATCCCCCTCGACGATCCACTGGCGAAGTGGGTGTGGCGCACCCGCGCCCGCGTCGAGGCCGGTGAAGGCCGCAACATCCACATCACCTGCGACAAAGCACCCGGCTCCCGCTGGTCCGGACGGCTACACGACCACTCGATCGAACGCCGCGCCGACGGCACCCAGGTCCTGACGCTGCGGTTCGTCGACGACTTCCAGCACTGCAAGTCGTATCTGATCTGGTCAAACCCCTTCTTCGACGCCTCAGTTCAGATACCCAGGACCTTCGGCCCAGTCCCCGGACCAGCCCGCTGGGCACTCAAGCTGCCGCTGTTCCTGAACGTGCTGCGCGAGCAAACCCAGCAGCACGGCTGGCAGCTGCCCGACGACCCGCTCGACCCCGCGTCCTGGCTCGCCGCACTCGGCCTGGACATGTCGCAGTGGTCGGTGGTCGTCGCCCCGACCAGCTTCGCCGAAGACCTCGCCGCCGGAACACTCTGGGCTACACCGCATTCGCGGTTCAAATACTGGTACGACATGGCCCGCGACATCCTCGCCGACGCGGAACTGTCGGTGCGCTGCCGTCGCTGGCTCGAAGGCGACCCACCACCGTGGCCCGGCGCACCCAGGCTGCGGCACGGGACACTGGTCATCGACCTCGTGAACTCCTCGGGCTACTACAGCGAAACCTCCGGAGGCGGCAACCCCTTCGACGGACTGGTGCGCACCGTGGCCCGGTTCTCCGAGGACTTCATCGACAGCGTCGAAGAAGCCATCATCGACCCGGTCACCCCCGCCGACTACCTGGAACGCGGTAACCGTCGTACCCACGTCACGACACCATTCGTGGTGTATTTCGACGCCCCGGACGCCGGGATCGAGACCTCCAAGTTCACCGAGACCGCCTCCACCGCAGTGCAAGTCGTGACCGGAGGGTCCTCGATGCCGGGGGTCGTGGGTGCCCCACCCCGCAACAGGGGGTGGGGCACCCACAACCCGAACCTGCCGACGAAGGTCTCTCAGCCGGGATCCAGATGGCCGGCGATCTCCTGGCGGCCGCATTGGTGCTCCCGCCAGTGGGCGGCGCAACCGACAGTTTGCTCCGCCCCCTGTACCAGGGGACGCTGCTCGCCTGGCACGCGGTCAAATCGCGAGCGCGAGAACACAACTCGGGATGGTCGCGGTTCTTCGAATACATGGCCGACTCACCCGGCCGCGCCTACACGATCGCCGCGATGATGGCCCTGCGCAAGGGCTTCCACGACACCCGCTCCTGGTTCTCGCACGAGATCACCGTCCGCGACGGCGCACCCTACGTCATCGGAGAAGACGGGCACTGGTTCCTCGGCGACCGCATCGGCGCCACCGCACCAGGCGATGACACCTACACCATCCGCATCGACCGCGTCCGCGAACTCACCCTCGCCTGGGACCGCGAGATGTTCCCCGAATGGCGGCCGGTCATCGGGGATCCGACCAGCAACAAAGACCGCGGCCAACGCACCCTGGACATGGTTACCGACCTCGTCTCCGGCGTACACGAGCTCGGAGTACTGGCCTGACAGCGTCCGCGAATCCGCAGGATGCACACTCGTAGCTGCGCCTTGTCCGCCGACGTGTCGGACTCACCGGCGGCGGTGCGGCTGGTACAGCAGGCGCAGGAGTCGGTTGCCTTGGAAGACGACGATCGAGGACAACATGCCTCGCTTGATGTCGCGCACCCGCGGTGCTGCGGGGCCGTCGCTGTTGAGCAGCCAGTCAGCGAGCAGTTCCGGCAGCGCGAAAATCAAGCGGAACTGCGGCGAACCATGAGTGGGGACGATGACCCAGTCGCCGTCGTGTTTTCCACGATGAGCGAACTCGATGTGCACGGGGATCTCCGAGCCGGGGTACCGGTCGAGATAGGTCCTGAAGTCTGCCCTGGACTCGATCCTCAGAACCAGAATGAAGGGCGCGGAGGGAAACCCGACGATCAAGTCACCGAGCCGTTCGCTGTGCATGTCAGCCACGATCGTCATGAGCCGGGCGTGTGGAAGCACCTGCGAACTTCGATTGCCAGGCATGCGACCCACCGTCATATAGGGCGATACCTCCTTGTCCGGGATCCACTCGTCCTGTGCGTCTGTCTCGTCGTTCTCAGCGGGTGTCTCGAATCCTCCGGTCCATGTGCCCAATGCGCCCCGGAGGGCTGCGCGCACTTGCCCAACAGGGAAGCGGTTGATCTGGTGCGTAATCGCGAGATCGCGTGTGGTGTCAGCGATATCGCTGACTAGCGCGCGAAGCTCTGCGAAGCCAGAGCCCGACAAGTCGACGAGCGAGATCTGTTGGGCCAGCGCGTATCGCTGCGCCTCTGGAGCGAACCCGCTGGCCGAGAACAAGGTGTAGCGGTACTGGTACCGCCTGATCGGCACCGAGTGCACGCCCGAGGAGAAGGGCGAGTACTGCTCGTTGACGTCGTGGATGGTGCCGTGGGCGTTGCGCACCACCGCTATTCCGACCTTCTTGTTGGTGAACTTTGCTTCGACGAACAGTCGCAGTGGAAGGGAGAACGGCACAGGTAGGTCGAGCTCGCCGATGACGTCGGCTTGATGCTCGCCGCCGCGCCCACGTACGAGCAATCCGTGCTTGGCCTGCTTGAGCGCATCGGGATCCTGATGCTCGGACACGAGGAGCTTGTAACCGTTGTCCTGTAGTAGCCGCGCCAGCACCTCTTCGAGAACGATTCCACGCAACGCTTCGCGACCAATCACCGAAACTCCCTCCCTGAATCCGAACGTACCGATGGTAGTTCGCGACGATCGGCGGGGCTGGCGGACCAGCAGCACGATCGCACCGCTCGCAGGCCGGAAGCATCAGGATGACGCACGGTAATCGGTATTTCAGTACGTTCAACAGCCACGCCGAGCTGATGGGACACACCGGTCCACGACGTCATATTTCGCCGATATCAATCGATCACAGAGCCCTCAACCGACGCCACGGTTCGCCGATGAACTACCTCGGAATTCACCAGCGTAGCCAAACGGCTTCGCGACCCGTCCAGCTAGCGTGAACCTCTGAACGACTATCGCCGCTGGCTGTCAAGCTATCGATCCAAATCATCGGTTGAGTCGTATTCGTCGACGTCGAGCTCGGTTCGCGTCGACACCATGAAGTCCAGCACCGACAGCGACAGATGCCATCCCAGCGGTCGAGGCCAATGCTGAGCCTGATCCAATGCAGTGCCACCGGGCGCGCCTTGGACGCCATCTGGATCACCGAAATGACGCACGACCTGTATCACTGGGCTGACATTGTCGTCGGCGCAAAGAGAGACCAGTGCGCCACGAACCGGTTCCAGCCGATTCACCAGATGCTGAATCTGGTCATCGACGCTCTCATCGCTGCGGCGGAGGATCTTCCAGGCATGAAAGCGCGGAAGAACCCGTTCGGGCGAGCGGCTTCCCATGACGAGCACCTTGTCGGGCTCCATCCCTAGCCGCGTGGTTACATCCGCCGCGGACAGCGACACGCTCTTGACCGAGAAATAGCAGTACTGGCGGATCTTCACCCGCCCGATCCCACCACACACTCGACGGGCACACGACTCGGTTACCTCTCCGCAGGTCGGAGGCCCCGCGCGCCGACTTCTTCGGCCTTCGAAGTCGAAACCACACCGTAGTCCGACGAGTTCGGCATAAGCGCTGGGGATAACTGTTCCGCACAACCCGAGGTCAGGTGATCTACCGATGTCATCTGACGGGCAGTTCCCCACCCGTGAGAACTGTGACCCCAGCGACCCCGAAGAAGCCTTCCTATGGATGCTGGTCGGGCTCCCCGGGTCGAAGGGTGCGCCGCTGCTGCTGCCGATCCAGCACCTGCGGGCGGTCTCTCGCCGGTTGTGGGACTGCGGTGCACGCCCGGTCGCAGACCCGGTGATCAAGTATCGGCCGCCGCGTGCCGGTGACCCGCACTGGCTGGTCTCGCCCGGCACCTGGGCCGACATCGATGACCCCGACCCCGAAGAGGTCTTCGATATCCGCCAGTTCGTCGCCGAACTCCCGCTGCGGCAACGTCAGCAGCTGGCGGCCGCGCTCGGGCTGACCGGCACCGTCCCCGATGAACCGCCAACGCCGATGCTGCCGGTCACCACCGCGGTCTCCACCGAGGCGACGGCATCCAACGACCCACCACCGCTGTTCGATCCGACCCGCCGCAGCGTCAAAGCCGTCCTGACTTACCTGCGCCGTGCCGACGCCGAGGAACGCGAACGCGTGCTGGCCATCGAACGCCACCTCGGCAAAGCCCGCCCGGCGATCCTGTCGCGCTATCAGAACGTCTGAACCAAAATCACTCCACTCCAGGGGGTTTCGTATGTCTGCACGCTTTTGGCCGCTGCAAGGCGGCCATGTGATCACCTCACCGTTCGGGCCGCGTGAGGGCCGCTTCCATTTCGGTGTCGATATCGGCTGGCCTGGCGGCTCAGCCGGGCTACCTGTCTACGCCTGCCAGGGCGGCACCGTCGTGCGCGCCGGTCCGGCCCGCGGGTTCGGGCAATGGGTGGTGATCGACCACCCCGACGCCGACGGTGGGGGCACCACCGTCTACGGCCACGTCCGCCCACAAGCCGTTGTGGGGCAACGGGTTCAGGCCGGACAGCAAGTCGCGGTCATCGAACCCGATCGAGCCTTCAACGGCGGTGTCGCGCCGCATCTGCATCTGGAGTGGCACCGCCACGTGCTCAGCCCACCGGGACCCGAGGTCCTCGACCCGTTGCCGCTGCTGGCGGGCGCGGCCTACCCATCACCGGAAGGAGCGCCGATGACGGTGTTCGGTATCGATGTCAGCAACAACCAGGACGCCTTCGACTTTGCGTGCGCGGCCGCCGAAGGCATTGCTTTTGCCACCCACAAGGTGGTCGAAGGCACCTGGCGTGATCCGTTCTGGCCCCGCGCTCGCGAGCAGATGGCCGCCCACTTCGAGTATTGGGGTGGCTACATCTACTGCCGCCTCGACACCCACCCCGACACTGAGGCCGACGCTGCCCTGGACTACATCGGCGACACCAGCGTGCCGATTCAGCTCGACTACGAAGACGACCACGGCACACCCAGCCTCGCCGATCTGCTCGCCCGCGCCGACGCCGTGCGCGCCCGCGGGTTCGCGCTGTTGCCGGTGTATCTGCCGCGCTGGTATTGGCGCGAGCACATGGGCGCACCCGACCTGTCCGGGCTGCCTGTCGGGATCTGGAACAGCCACTACGTCACCGGCACCGGCCCCGCCCACCTGCTCTATCCCGGGGATGACCATTCCGGCTGGGAGGCGATGGGCGGCAAGCACATCGACATCCTCCAGTTCTCCTCCACTGCGGCGATCGGCGGCCAGCTCATCGACGTCAATGCCGTGCGCGGCGGGCGAGACCAGCTCGCCCGCCTGTTCAGAAAGGAACCTGATATGCAGCTCACCGACATCGTCATCAACAAAGACGGCAACCCCGTTACCGTCGCCGACCTACTGGCCTCGATCGACATGCACGCCTCCTGGGTGGTCGACCAGCTCGCCGGACCCGACTCCCGCCACCAGCCCGGCCCCACCCTCGACCCGACCGGCTGGCCGCAGCTCGAGGACAAGTCGGTGGTGGATTCCGTCGCCTCGGCACACGGCAAGATCGACGCCGTCACCGAGACGCTGGCCCAGGTGCAAGACAAGATCCAGGTGATCCTGGAACACCTGGTCACCGACCCCTACGTCGGTCGGCACCGTAAGCCGGAAGGCCAGTGATCGCGGTGGGATGGCTCACCGCCGAGGTGGTGCAGGCGTTCGGGGTAGCGCTGGCCACGGTGATCGGCGCATTCACGGCCCACCAGGCCGGACAGGTCCGCCAACTCCGCACCCGTGTCACCGAACTGGAAAGCCAGGACCGCACCGACATCGAACGATTCCGCACCCTGGTGCGCCTCATCCGCCAGCTCCTGCAGCACGGTGACGAACTCACCGTGCTGCTCACCCAGCACGCACCAGCAGCGAAACCGCCTGCACCGCCTGTGATCCCGGACTGGCTCCAACCCGAGCTGTGACCACCCCCGATAAGCCGATCCCGGACGGGTCCTGGAACCTCGGCGCGTTCCGCCGATACCAACAGCAGTCACCTGAGGATGCCAAAGCCGCCATCCGCTCCGGGGTCATCGGCGCCTACACCGGCGCCCAGAACATTCACAAACGCGAAGTACGCCAACCCATCCAACAACGCCCCACCTACACCGAGATGCCCACCGACATCCCGCTGTGGGTCAACCTCACCGCCACCGACGACACCACCTTCCCCCTCGCTCTGCTCGCCCGCACCCCCGACGGCAACGGAAACCTCTCTCAGCCGCCGTTCTACGGGCCCGCCACCGGCGCCATCGAAATCGGCATGATCCGCACCCTGCGCGACCGCGAATACCGGCAAGTCGGACTCATCATCGGCCCCGCCGGATGGTCGCGCATCACCAACGCCTACGTCACGGTCTACCGATTCGACGAAACCACCGGCGACCTGAGCCTGTATTGGGACAGCGGCGACATCCACACCGTGCTCACCAACGCCTCCACCCAATACCGGTTCGACATCCCACCCATCCAGGCCCACCAAGGCCAGATCCACGGGGTCGGGTTCCTGTCGAACTACTTCGGCATCGGCTACAAACTCGCCACCGTGCCCCGCTGGGTCATCAACCAACCCGGCGGCACCCAACCCCGCCAACCCTACTACTGGAGCCGCGGCCTCGACGGCGGCGGCAACGGCCCCGGCTACCCCACACCACCCCCATACCTCCGCAGCGACCACGTCGGCACCAACCACTGGTGGCCCTGGTTCCTCCTCGGCTGA